CATATTTTCAAGAAATTATTGACATTATCCGGTAGAGTGTCATCCATCTTATACTCTTTATTAAAAGATACTGATCTATAAATTCCATTATTGTATCTAACCATATCTCGAGATGTATAATAATTCATTAAAATCATTAAATAGGCTACCATATCATGACTATCATTTATTTTTTTTAAATATTTGTAATCTTTGGAAAGGTCAGTTACTACTTTAAACATTAATTTATAATTGGTATCTTTTTTTAATTCTTTACTTTCATATACATGATTTTTATAAACTTTTATATATGAATTGTCTAAACAATAACCAATAATTTCATTATCTTTTATGGTAATATCTATTCCAAACGCCAGTCTAATTTCATTTTCACACAAACTACATACACAATTAGATAAAGCTAATGGCATCATGGGTCGTTTTCTATCAGGTAAATAAATAGTCGATATTCTCTCTGAAAATGAATTCCATAAATCTAATTCCTCCATCCAAAGAGGAACATTAGAAATATATATACTAATTTTATACGAGTTATTACCTAAATCAATAATACTAAAAGCATCATCATAATCGGTAGTTTCTTTAGAATCAATACTATAAACAGATTCATCACTTCGATCTTTAAGATTATATTTGGAAATCATAGAAGAAATAAATTCAGGAGCAGTTTTTTTCTTTAATTTATTACTAACAGCTTTATTAAATTCTTGAATAGAAGCATACAAACTTTTACAATATAATTGATATTCATAAAAATTGGATAATACATCAACATCACCTAACACGCTTACGACGGTGCCTTGTGGATGTTTTCCATCCCAATTATTATATTTGAATACAATATATTTATTATCAATATTTTTAGAAAAGCCTAGCTTGACATTATAAGGCATTAAAAACTCAGGGAACCGTCTATCATCAGGAATACACTTATAAAGAAATTTATCTTTCATTCTTCCATAAGTTTTATTACCTTTTAACACCAATATACCTGGTATAGAAGGCATACACCTAACACTTGAATGAAGAATATTGACCTTGTCTTCAATCATTTCAAAAATATCACTGGAAAATAATTTATTTGATGCTGGATTAATGGATAGTTTTTCTATTTCATTGAGAGATAAAGCATCAAATAAATTCCAATCCGTATAATTGCGATCATTCACTAATATTTTATATTGAACCGACATAATAATAATGGTAAGTAGTATTTAATATTATTAAAAATCAATTTTATTTATAATGAATTAACAAATTATAAATATCATATACAAATAATAGCTTAAGAAAAGTATAGTATGGAAAATGAGTAAATATGTTTTTATTTATCCAATAGATTATATCTTTATGATTTTCTTTTAAATTAAATCCACATTGTTTATTGTATTCTAATGTTATTGGGCATTTCCATTTGTGATAATATTGAAATATCAAAACTACACAAAGAAATAATAAATGATATAAATATTTTCCAAATATAATTGAACCAAACCATAAATACATTGAAATAATATGATGAACAAAATTATTTATAAATGTCATTGGTGAAGGAATTGAACATTGAAACAATACATTATCAAGTGTAAATGATACAATAACAATTAAAATAAAAATATTCATCTTAGAAGTTAGAAATTTCATATATATATTAGCTAGAAATTTTATCATCCGAATTGCTATTTGAATCTTCTGTAACTTCCTGTTGAATATTTTTTTTCTTTGCTATTTCTCTCTTTACATTTTGATTTTGAAGCATATTAACTAATAAGTGATTTGAAATAGCAATATTATTCATATATGTTTTATATTTAAAAGATACTAAACTAGTATTTTCTTGAAACCAAATACTATACCACCAATACGCAGGAATAAAAATTATTTGACCTTTTTTTAATGTTACCTCCAATGTTTTTAATTTATCAAAATCTGCTTTAAACTGAGATTGAACATCCCAAGGATTAACAGGAGAGAGAAATTCAAAATTATCATAATCTTTAATGGTATATAAATATCGAGATGATTTAGGAGGAATTAATTTTATTTTTATACTTCCTTGTGTAACAAGTATAAAATTTCTATAATTTAATTCATATTTTAAAATTGTTTTAGTATTATTAGATGAAAATTGAAAATCATATATACAATTACTAACCGAATAAGGTCTTAAAAAATTATCATTATACCGCATATGTTTAATTAAGCTAGTTTCTTCTAAAAATTCTTGATTATTTTCACTTAAATATTTTTCTTCTTTATCTTTACGGAAAATTTCTCTGCCTGTATTTAATGTTAAAGGTAAATACAACTCACAAACATCATCATATTCTTTAACATTTCTAACTTTTATATCAAAAGCTCCATAATTTTTTTCAATGGAATCAATATTACATTCTTGTAACAAACCATCTACATTATAATCAAATATTACTGGTTGTCGTAAGTCACATATTTCTTCCAATTTTTCCTTAGAAGGTTGATCTATTTCATAAACTTCTAAATCATTACTAGTCCGAAGATGAAAGTTTATATGAAGATAAATAAATAAAACAATACAAAATATTAAAATTGAAAATAAGGTTTTCATATTATTTTATTTTTATACATTTATTTTTAACTTTTTACTTATATAATATATAAATGAAACAATTTACTCCTTTAGAATGTAAAACAAAATTAGATCACTTAGAAGATGATTTTGAAAATAGTCATAATTTTGTTGCCCAAGTATTTACTACATGTATCTTATTTTTCTTATTAGCTTATAATGAGAATTTAATGATATTTGGAAAAAATTATAATTTCCATAAAAAAAATATGTTTTTCCTTTCTATTATATTTTCATTTATTTGTGTCTTATTATCAGTTCAGTATTTTATATTATATTATAAACATTACAGTAATCTAGATAAAATCTGTAATTATAATAAATTAATGCCATCTACATATTTTTTTAGATATCAAAGTCCTCTTATTGTGTCTAGTGGTTTTATTATTATATCTATTGGTTTAACAATAATGATCTTTATGAATATATTTTCTTAATCTACTGGTGGGATAGGTAATCCATCCTCACTAAATTCCGTTCCAGGTTCATAATTAGAAGCATCATCATCAAGATCAAAAGAAGTAAACTCAGTAGTTTCATTATGTTCCAAGTCAATTTTTACAGATTTTGGAAATGTAGGAGTTTGTGTTGTCATTGAATCTTCGTCTACATGATCACCTACAACAAAATTTATATTTTCTTGTTCAATAATAGATTTATCTTCTATGTCCAAAGATTCTTCTTTTAATTCTAGCTTAAGATTACTAATTATAAAATAAAGTAATTTATTTAGATTATTCAAAGTGGATTGTTGTTGTAAAATAATTTTATTTAAACCTTCAATTTCGGAGGCTAATCTTTGATCATTATCATAAAATACTTTAAGATCTAACTTTTGTTCGATTCTTGATAATAACAAATCAGTTATTTCATTTAAATCAAATCGTTGTTGCGTAGGAGTACTTTCTTCTAAATTTTCATTTTCTACATTTTCTGAAGGAGGATTGGAAGAAGGTACTGGAGGAGAAAACTCTTGGTTATTTAAAAGTAGTTTAATTTGTTCATCAAGCATATTAATTTTAGCATGATGTTGTTGTAGAATCATTAAAGGATTAGGTGGTATACTTGGAGTTGGAGTACCTGGATTAGGTTGTCTTGTTGATTGAGATGGAGGTGGACCTCTACTAGAACCAGGAGGACCAGAAGGACCAGTAGGTTGGGTTACTCCATTTGCTCTTCTTCTTCTTGCTGCTGCTAATGATGAACTAGAACTCATTTTTAATAAATTATTATACTAAAAATGAGTAATCTTTTCGCAATTCCTAAATAAAGATAACTTCCCAATAAAACAATTACTAAATCAATTAAAAAGAAATGTTTATATTTTCTATATGGCTAAAAATTCCGAATTAAGTCCAAAAGAAAAACAAGAAATATGGCGACAAAAGCAAATTTATATTTTTTATGGTTCTGGTCGACCTATTTTTAATATTAATGAAAGAAATTTACATCTGAAAAGTTCTTATGATAACACATATTATTTCCAAAAATATATAAATAGCTTCTTACAAACTAGAAATTTAGTAAAGGAATATGACTTATATGATATTTAAGCTCTCATAGTACCTTTTATTTGATCATGACTTTGATAATTATTAATTTTAAAATCTTCTAAAACATAATCATTTATACATTCTCTTTTATTAATGATTTCTATTGTTGGAAATTCAAATGGTTGTCTTGATATTTGCTGTTCCATTTGATCAAAATGATCATCATATATATGACAATTTCCTCCATAATGAATAAATTCGTAGGGCTCTAAATCACAATGCTTAGCGATTAAATGTGTTAGAAAACTGTAGGAACTAATATTAAAAGGAATTCCCAAAAATTCGTCACATGATCTTTGGTATAGAGTACAACTTAATTTATTTCCGTCTACTACATTAAATTGAAATAATACATGACAAGGTGGCAATACTCCTTCATCTATTTGACAAGGATTCCATGCACTAACTACAAGTCTTCTAGAAGTTCTTTGTTCAGGATCTTTCAAACAATCAATTACTTGTTGAAGTTGATCCACCCCTTTGCCGCTATAATTGGTATCACAATCATCATAAGGGGCATTAAAAAAACGCCATTGATACCCATATAAAGGGCCTAAATCACCTTCTTTATAATGTTCAAGACCTCTAGATTCTTTAAATTCTTTAGTGGAATTTCCATCCCATATATGAACTTTTTGATCATTAAGAATCTTATTACTTGTTTGTCCTTTAATAAACCATAATAGTTCTTTTAAACATGTTTTCCAAGCAGTTTTCTTAGTAGTTAATATAGGAATTTTATTATTTTCTAATGAAAAATGCATTACTGAACCAACACTACATTTAGTAAAACCATTTCTACCTTTTTCATTAGTTCCCTCATTTAGAATATCTTGAATTAAATTAAGATATTGATATTCTTCATGATATTCTTGAGTCTTATCTCGATTTTTGAATTTATTTAAATCAACCACATGCTTCAACATTATTTATAAATTTATAATTATTGTTTTAAATAATTTTATTTCTAATTATAAAACATATGGATAGACTTGAAAAAAATACATCTAATAATAATGATGAAGGATTTATTAAAAGCGTATTTCCTTTTGATGAGGCTCAAAAGGCTACTTTATTAAATATTTTACAATATACGATTTTAGCTATTATTCCTGTAATTTTACTTTTAAAACTAATTAAAAATTATGTTCCTGAAGTAGATGATGATAAAGGAAGTTTAGTAATCCTTGTAGAAGTTGTAGGACAAATCTTTGTTATGTTCTTAGCACTTTATTTTATTCATAAAATAATTGCCTATATTCCTACCTACAGTAAGGTAGCATATGGAGATGTAAATTTAATTTCTGTAATTCTTCCTACTATTTTTATTATTTTAACTATGCAAACTAAAGTTGGAGAAAAAGTTCAATTATTAATTGATCGATTAATGGATGTATATGATGGTCAAACAAATTCTAAAAAAGATGATAAACATAGACAATCATCACAAAGTCACGGTCAAGTTAGAGTTACACAACCTATTTCTCAACAAATATCTTCAATGCCTCAAGCACCTCCACCATCTCAAATGACAAATATGAAAAGTCAAACAAATGAATACTCGATTCCTCAAACACCTAATTTCAATAATATGTATGCTGGACCCGAAACACCTTTAGTTGGAGCAGCAACACCAGGAATGGATATGATGCAAGAACCTATGGCTGCTAATGATGTATTAGGTGGTTCCTTTGGAAGTAGTTTCTAAATAAATAATTATTAACAATGTAAATAAATATTTATTTTATAGAGCAGATGTTTGGGATATTTGAGAGAAAGCAGTAGGGACTCCCATTGAAGATGCTTCTTGGGCATGTTGTAATTCTTTTACATTTGGAGTCTTTGTGCTTAATGAACTAAATCCCATAGAAGATCCCATTGATCCCATTGAAGATTTCATTTTGTCATAATGAGGTTGCATTGACTTAGAAGCTGTGGAATAAGCAGATTCACCACTTTTAGCAATAGCAAAATTAGTGGGACTACTATATTTAAAACCTTTATATGATTTCTTTCCACTATCATATGCTTGTTTATGTAAATCTGTAGCCATTTTATTAATTTTATCTACATGTGGTTGTGCCGCTTTTTCTCCATTTTCATAATGTTTTTGAAGAGTTGTTTTCATAGATGAAGAGGATGGAATCATTGAACTCAGGCTACTAGTTGTAGATGAAGAAGCATCTCCTCCTCTTCTCGTTCGAGTGCTTTTTCGTTTAGGTCTTTTATGATGTCTACGATATGATTTTCCCATTATATAATGTAATGTGATAAAAAATAAACGAATTACTAAATTATTTCATATATTCATTTTTAATTTCGGCGGTTAAATATGTATTTTTACTAATAGCACGAATAATTTTATTACATTCTTTTTCATCATTTTCTATATCAGTCATGGAGTGGAAAACTAGACTAGTTAATTTCGTTTGTAGATTTTCATCTGTTTTCCATCCAGAATTGGCATCTTGCCACTTAGATATATTGGTTCTTTGTTTAAGAGATAAGACTTTTATGCCTTCAAGCACCTTGACCAATTCATTATCTTTTTCCCATACATCATTATCCTTTACATACATCGTCTTCCGAGCTGGGTCAGTGCAATGAATAGGTCGCTCCAATATATCCATATTATTGAGGCCATTAGTGATCATATGAGTAATAGTTTTAGTCAATCCATTTTCAATTGTATGGTCATATGTTTCATTAGTAATAGGAAGGGAATTAATAAAGTCAGTAAGGTTCATAGCGTTCTTACAATGTTCGTTTAGAAACATATTAATATTAAATTGATTATTATTTGTTGTAGTGTTATGACTATTACTTGTAATATTGCCCTTGATGTGTGGAATAAGTTCCATGAAATTTTTCTGTATTTCTTTGTTTTCTTTCAGTAGAAGAAGAACTAGTTCTTTAAATTCACTTTCTTTTTCCTTGGGTATTGTAGATATTTGTTGTTCAGTATTTTCGACATTTTCGCTTTCATAATCCATACAAATTTTTTTATGTTTACATAATGATGACAAATGTGCGTATACTTTTTTACAATTTTCACACTCATAATAGTCAGGGGTTTTTACCCCATTTTTATTGTTAAAAATTTCTGACTGAATAGATAAGTAATTATTTTCTAATTTTTGATTTTGTGATGATTTATCATAAGGGGTTTTTTCGCTGTTACTGACTAATGGTAAGGAGGTTATAATACTGTTAGTATTTAGAGATGTATTATCATAAGGGGTTTTTTCCATTAGCCATCCATTAGCCGTCATTAGCCGTTGGTGTTTTGTAGTGGATAAATGTCGATTAAAATCTTTTTTGTTGCTACATTCAAAGGAGCAAGATTCACAGAAAAATTTCTTGTTTGATTTTTTGGGGTTTTTTATTAGCATTTTACCCATATATATTAGTCTGACATAAAGGCCCTAAATAGTTTACATAAATATATTAAAAAAATTACAATAACAAATTTAGAATTATTTTTTTTGAATTGTGAGCATTATGCTCTAAATCACTTTTGCACAACTTTTTCCAATCCTATTTCCAAAAATCAAAACTCTGCAACAAAAACCTGTGTGTAATTTTAAAATTTCCAAATGACTTTTGAAAAAAAGTGAAAATGTAAAATACCTACAAGTATCGTATACAGTGCCTTTTTTTCAGTAGATATTCTTCACTACATCATGTAGACGATTGACTACATCATCAAAACAAAGATATTTTATTTTTGTTGAAAAAAGCTCGCTTGACATCAAGGTAAAGTTGGAAAAACATCCTCTAGATTCCTGAATCCAAAAATCAGGATTTTATTTTTCCTTTTTCGGGGATTAAGAACCAGGGTAATAATATGCTGTAATTAATCCTTAAATATTGATAATTAGATTTCAAAAATATTCGTTTCTCGTTTTTTAAGGATATATTTCATATAAATTTATTAATTTTGGATTTAATCCCCTGAAAATTCAAAATGTATATTTACGAAATACTTTTGTTCAAATATATGGATATTATATATTAATATTGAATTTTATCCTCGGAAAAATCTAAATGTATATTTGTGAAATGCTTTTGCTCAAATAAATTGATGGATATGTAATTTACAATTAATTAATCTTGAATTAATTTAATCTCTCTATTTTCTCTCTAATCAACTATTTTTATAGAGTTGTATGAAGAATTTTATTTTTCATTCATCTTCATTTTTATTTTTTCATTATTGACTATTGATTTTCAATTGCCAAGAGAGAAATTAGAGAGATTTAATTAAAAATAAAATATAATAAATATAATTCTTTTATTATATAAATGAGTGACGATCAATCACAAAACTTTTTTATGAAAGCCCTTGATAATGAAAATAATGATGGAATTCAAAAATATAACACTTCTCTTATCAAACAAATTAAAAACGATTATTTACAAAAATTATTATTACCTAGAGATAAATTAAAGGATTATCATTTAAAATTAAAAGACTACAGATATGTAGATGATTTAACTGACATTCAATATGGAAGATATATTAGATGGATTAATTTAAATGATCCAAATAATATAAAATTAACTACTGGTGGAATAATAATTGATATAAAAATATTAGCAAGTGGGATTCATGTTGTTTGTAAAAACAACAAAAATCATAGATTTCAAATAAAAATAGATGAGTGTTTTATATTTCAAAAATTAACGGATCAAGAAAAAATTATACTTTATGCACTGGATCATGTGTCAAGCTAACTTTTTGAAGCCAACAATGTAAACAATATTTTTTTCGTAAAATACCGAACCTAGGTTCATGTATATCAAATATTTCTTTCTTTATTTCTACTGGATTTTTTTTACATTGTAAACAAGGAATTCTATTATATACTTTATTCCAAATTTCTGTAAATTCCTTCACTGTTGTAGCAGAATAATCTGTTCTATAAAAAAAATCTATTACTTGTGGTTTTTTTTGTTGTTTTATCTGTTTTTTTTTAGGCATATATATATTTATCATCTCATTTTTAATATATTTTTCCATGTCTTTATACGATTCATGGCATTTACATGTAAAGTAGAATAAACTGATAAAGAATAATCAGTTGTTAATAAATTATCCTCTTTATGTTTAAACACCCTTTCATTAAATAAATTTTCTGCTCTTTCAAATGATTGTTCAAATGTATTTCCATTACAATACATATCATAAATAACACACCTGTCGAAATCATAAGCAGATAATATATCTGCCTCCCTAACACAATGATACGCATTTTGATAAATACCCAAGTTGGGAAATCCATTTTTTTTTACTGTAGAATAAGACATTGTGGAAATTATTCTTAAAATTATTTCTTTTTTCTCTGTATCGATATCTTTTTCAATAAAATTTTCAATTTGTTTTAATCCTTCTACTTCATCCATATATTTTTTATCACACATATCATGTAATACTGCCGAAATATAAATAATATCTTCATGATCTACTAATTCAGGATGTATTTCTTTTTCTGCTTGATAAATATCATGGGCATAATTTAAAACATCCATACTATGTGAAAGTCCATGTGATTCATCTATATTATAAGTGCTACATACACTCATTACAAATCCAAATAACTTATTTAATATATTAAAGTTCATTTTTAGTATTTTAACCTTATATAAAATAAAATAATAAATTCAATTTTATTTTATAAATTAGCACTATTTAAGCTTTGTTGTAAATTTGAAAAATATCTAATATATTGATTCAAAATGGATTTATAGATTAGTTTTAATGGAGGGAATTGATTACAAATATGTAAACCAGCTTTAATTTGAACTGGATTACTTAAAGCAATATAAATAGATTTAAAAACTAATTCATCTGAACTCCACTCATCCATATTTTCGGATTGTGGTTCTATGTAAGGAATATTTTGAGCAATAATAATTAATTCAGCTAATTTTGTCATTATTTTTTATTTTTATTTTTATTTTTATTTGCCCGTTTTGTCTTATTAAATCCTATATTTTTGCTAAATTTTTTTAAATATTTTTTTGTTTTATTTTTTTTATGTACTAATTTCTGCTTTTCTTTACATTTAAAATTGTAAAAATCTATATTTCTTTTTTTAAATATATTCTCTCTACATAAAGCTATTGCTGCTTTCTCATTTATCTTATCACTTTTTACTTTTTTAATACATCTACATAATTTACCAGCTAAAGCTTCTTCTGCTACTTCTTTGTAGGATTTATTTTTTGGTTTATTTAATTTATAATAATCTACAATTTTTCGATAATCATTATTATTTAAATCCATGAAATCTATAATAAATACTTAGATTTTTAATAAAATAATAATGTATATAATGAAAAAAAAAATAGTAGTATTTGATGTAGATGAAACATTAGGATATTTTACTCAATTAGGAATATTTTGTGATTGTTTGGATATATATTTTAAAGATAACGAATATGGTAATAAACATTTTAATGATATTTTAGAACTATGTCCAGAATTTATAAGACCTAAATTATTACCTACATTGGAATTTTTAAAAACAAAAAAAAAAGAACATAAATGCTATAAAGTGATGATTTATACCAATAATCAAGGACCTAAAATATGGGTTGAAAATTTAAAAAAATATTTTGACTATAAATTAAATTATCATTTATTTGATCAAATCATTGCTGCTTTTAAAGTTAAAGGGAAACGTGTAGAGTTAGGTAGGACTTCACATGATAAAAGTGTTGATGATTTATTTAGATGTACTCATTTACCTACTGATGTGGAAATTTGTTTTATTGATGATGTATTTCATCATAAAATGGAAGATGAAAAAGTATATTATATAAATGTAAAACCATATCATTATCATTTAAGTTTTTCAACATTTCTATTAAGATTTGTAAATTCTAAATTAGGTTCAAAAATAAAACATGATCCAAATTTTATTAGCGTTATGAATGGATTATATAGTAAATTCAAATTTAATGAAGAAATAAAGGATAATAATGAACAAACGATTGATGGAATAGTTGGAAAAAAATTGTTTCAACACATAAAACAGTTTTTTTACGAAAATAATAATCAAAGCTTGAAAAATAAAAAGAAAAGAAATAGTAATAAAAGTTTAAGACGAAAATAATTATTTGACAAATTTACTTAATTTTATTAATTCTGTTAAATCAAGTTTTTCTGCTATGTTAGAAAATGCTGTAGTTGTTAATAAAAATATAGCTGATGAAAATACGACAGTTCTATCAAATTCAGTAAATTTAGATTTAACAAACGGATTAAATTTTATGATTAAAAATATTATTACATAATACTTCATAAATGAATCTAAAATGCTCAAATATCTAGGATTATATTGGTCTATTTGAAAAAAAGCAATTAAATATAATATATAAGACAAATATAAGGCAACATAAAATATTTTTTCGTGTAAATTTTTCATTTATATATTTAATGGTTATTTTTTTGAAAAATTAGTTAATTTTTTTATATAAGTTTTTTTTATTGACTGTATAAGTATATTATATTGAATTTCAAGATTATATTCTTTTAACCTCCTTATATTTTTAATGTGATAAGATGGAGCAAATTTATATTGATCCATTATATTATCATTCTATATTACTTTCTAAATTCATTTGTTTTTTATATACATCTAAAGAACGAGCACTGGCGTCCTTAGAATCAGTATATTTTGGCATCCAAAAGTATGGAATAACATTTCCATTTGAAGCATAATATTTTTCAAAAATTTCTCTATAATATAACTGTTCTTTTGTTTGAGGAGGATTATGTTGATATTTTATCTTTGATTCATTTAAATCTTGGTCTGTATATTTATCTTCCAAATGTTCTTGAATTATTTCATACCAAGATTTTTGAACACTACTTACTCCATCACTAAAAGCTTCTTTTGTTCTCCATAATACTTCATTTGGTAATAGATTATTATCCATAACTTCAAATGATTTGCGTAATAACCATTTTTCCATTCCCTTGTAATTGTTAAAATTTCTATGATCAATTGGTAATGATAAATAATTATGAACAAAAGATCTATCTAAAAATGGAGTTCGAGCTTCTAAACCATGACAAGATATAGTTCTATCACTTCTTAATACATCAAAATATTGTATATCCTTTAATAATCTTTTACATTCATAATCAAATTCAATATTATTAGGACAATTGTGGAAATACATGTAACCACCAGTCAATTCATCTGAACCATCTCCATTAAATATAACTTTAGCATCGCTATTTTCGGAAATATATTTAGCTACTAAATAATTACCAACACTAGCTCTTACAGTGGTAGTATCATAACTTTCAATTTGATAAATAACCTCCTCAATATTTTGTAAGAATTCATTTTCAGAAATCATTATTTCGGTGTGATTACTATTAATATGATTTGCTACCTTTTTAGCATATTGTAAATCAGAACCATTAGGCATACCAATACTATATGTTTGTAATTGTCCACTTGGAACAAATTTAGCAACTAAAGCAGTTATTAAACTGCTATCTAATCCACCCGATAATAAACAGGCTAAATTAGTGTCCATTGTAATAACTCTTTTCTTAACTGCTTCAAATAAATTATTATAAATAATTTTGAAGCTTTGTTCTAATGGGTCCATTCCTAAGTTAAACAGACGATTTGTCATATTATAATTAAAATTAGTATATTTAACAGGTGGATGAGTAAAATATTTACCATCTCTATTAGTTAATCTAAATTTAACATAGGAACCAGCTTTAAAATTAGAACATTCATCACATAAATTAGAAATTTGTTTTAAAAGAGATGAGAAATAAATGGTATTACGATAACGACCAAAATATAATGGTCTAACACCAAACGGATCTCGGGCAATATAACCCATATTTTTATTTAAATCAAATAATATAAATGAGAAAACCCCGTCGAGATTCTGTAATGTATATTTAATTCCATATTTTTTATATAAGGGAATAATGGCTTCACAATCTGATTCTGTTACAGGTGTATAATTCAAATTAGAAATAATTTGTTTATAATTATAAATTTCTCCATTACAAATTAAAATAACTCCATCAATATTTAAAGGTTGCATAGAATTATTATTTAAACCATTAATGGCAAGTCGATGAAAACCTAAAATCAAGTTGTCGTTAATTCTTTCTAATTTAGAATTTTCTGGACCCCTTGATTTTCCTTTCATAAAATTTTTTGAAATTAAATTTGTATCAATAATATCATTTTTATATTGAAGCAAACCAAAAATCCCACACATTGATAAAATAAAATAAAAACCCTTTAGGTATTTTATAAAATATAATATTCTATTTATATATTAATGAATAGAATGCAAGGAGTAGTAAATGGAGTATATTTATGTAATCATGGAAGAGTTGATGAGATAAATGATAGAATATCTGATAGAAATATTCCTTCTTCATCTCTTCAACCACAATATAGTATAAGACCTGTTTCAACAAAATATGGTTATATGCAAGTTCTAGATCAGTATAAAAAACCAAATATATCATTAAATAGTTATCAACCATATTCAACCAAAGCCATTTTTAATCCTGGAAATGCACAAGCACCTTGGAACGGGTTTTCAAATAATATAAATGTAGAATCACAATTAAGAAACCAATTTTTTGCCTTACAACGATGTGAACAATCTGAATTTGTTCCTTCTTCGGATAGTGATTTATATAAGACAACCGTAAATTTTAAGCCAGTTCAACAAACTCATCCATTATTATTTGATAAACCGGAATTTGCACCTTTTAATCCAAATACATTAAATTGTAAAGAAAATATATTTTATAATTCATCAGTTCAATGTGTAAAAGATGGACCAGTATGTTTACCAGAAAAAGAAATGAATTAAATAACTAAAAAAATATTCATATAAATATGTAAATGGATATTTCTATGAATGAAATTGATAATATAACATTAGAATATTTTTTGAATAAATCACAATATCAAGGGCTAATTAAAAAACATGATATATTAAATGATAAAAATTTTATATCGGAAAAAAAATTTTATAAGAAAAGAATATTAGATCTAACAAAAAAATTATTTAGGAATGAAATAGAAGATTTACAGTTAAAGAATGTATTTAATGGGTATATAAAATCGTGTTGTAATTATTTAAAATTTCAAGATAAAAAAGATATAATTCAAGAAAATTATAGTGAAGAAGAAGAAATGGTAAATGAAGATATATTAGACCAGATAGAAGAAGTAGGTTATAATAATTGTGATTATTTAATACTAAAGGAGAAAGAAACTAAAAAAATCACAATGGATAATTTTATTATAAAGAATGAAAAAAAACCAAGTGTAATTTTACCAGAAAAAAAGAAATATAATTTAAAATCTAAGGATTTAAAAACAAAAGGTATAGAAAAAAAGAAAAATATCAATAATAAATATGAAGATATCCAGAAGACATAAAAGAACAAAGAAGAGACATAATAAATCTAATAAAAAGAAAGATAAATTAAATAAGGTTAATTGTAGTCCAAATCCTAATAAAAATGGATTTTCGTGTTATACTGATAATGCATTACATAAGATGCGAAAGTTATGGAATATTAGACATCCAAGAAATAAAATTAAATCGAATGATCCAAAGGAAATTTGGAATTCATTAAAAGCGAATTTGGCGAGTAGTTGTGATAAAGAATCTTGTTGGTTAAGAAGTAAATTTATGGAAGGGAATGTAGATTCAGAATTATTAAATTATACTTTTGCACCAAAAGCTCCAAGAGAATGGAAAAATAAGCCAGATGAATGGTTAAGCAGTGTAGATATTGAATCAGTAATGAAACAATATGAAAAGTTTTATAAATGTTTTGTCTTTTTAGGACCATCACCAATAGATTATGATAGACATAAATTATATGGAGAATGTGTTTGGGAAGAATTATGTAAATTTAATTTGAGTGAGGAAATAAAAAAAAATAAGAATAAAATAGGTGTAATTTTTAATACTCATCCTCATTATAAATCTGGTGAACATTGGATATCTATGTTTATTAATATAAAAAAAAAATATATCATCTATTTTGACAGTAATGGAAATGAACCTCCACCTGAAGTAAATAAGTTTGTAGATACAATAATATCACAAGGAAAACAATTAGGAATAGATTTTGAGTATTATAAAAATAGTATAGAACATCAAGAAACAGAATCAGAATGTGGAATGTATTGTTTATATTTTATAATAGAAATGCTTAAGGATAGGTCACCAACTTATTTTTTAAAAAATAAAATAGATGATGAGGAAGTATTTAAATTAAGAAAAAAATATTTTAATATACATTAAAAAAGAATATTTAAAATAAAAACTCTATTTTAAATATATGAGTTTTTTAGCACAAGAAAATAAAGGATTAATATGGACTTTATTACAAGATAATAATACATTTGATGGACTAACTAATGATAAATTTGCATTTGTTCAAAAAAAGTTTGAAGATATATTAAGTCATATAAATATTGAATATGGGAATAATGGATTATTAGAAAAAAATAAAATAGCAATCGAAATGAGTATTGATATGATAAATAAAGAAAAAAAGGGAATAGATAAAAAGATTCAAATGATTTATAAAGCACAAGATTTAGAAGATGAGAGAAAGTCAAAATTAAATGAAGAATATAATCAACAGAAGCAACAATTAGATACGATGATTAATCCTACCAAACCTAAAGAAATAAATTTTAATGATAATATAAAAGATGATGAAGATAGACCAATTGGAAATGATATGGACAGATTAATAGCGGAGAGAATGGCTTCAAGAGAAAGAGAATTAGAAATACCAGAAATATCAGAAGAGGCAAAAAAATGGTTAAATAATGATAATAAAATAAATAATAATATTGAAACAATAAAAGAAGAACAAAGAGAAGATAGAAAAGAACCAAA